GTGTTACAATACCACCAGTTCCAGAACCAATGGATGCTGAAGTTTGCAAATCATTATCTGAGTAAACATTTGTGAGGTCAACAGTTGCAAAGGTATAACCAGAACCAGATGCGTAAACATTGGAACCAGAAGACCCCTGTGGTTCTATTGCACCACCAGATACCGAAATCTCTACAACACTAGAAGAACCATCACCATCAATTGAGGCATAGTATATTCCATCTGTATAACCAGAACCACCAGCCACACGAACTGTGTCGATTGAACCATCAATTGCAGCTGCAGAAATTGTTGTATCAGAATATACTGGTAAAAAGTCTGTAGTTAAAAACTTTTGAACTTGAGAGGTTGTTAGTGCATACATGTATTGCAAGGTGTAACCACCTAATTCAAAAGGAGCTGCGGTAGTTGAAGTTGGTTCAGAACCACTATATGCTGTTCCACCATTATTGTCAAGAACTTTATATACTTTATACTCTGAAGTCATAAAGTAGAAAGTTCCATCATAAAGATTAGTTGCACCAGAAGTTGTGGTGTTAGTTGAACTTACATCATGTTCATACATGTCATAAGTAATTCCGTTTGTCCAGTTTCTACGAGGGATAACGTATGCAACATCCGAAGATGAAATTAGTTTGGCAGCTAGCATTGAATCCCATTTATAAAATTCTGTTACAACATCGTCATTTGGAACAGGAGGGGAGTTGTCATCACCACCAGATGTGTCAACGGTAAAGGGTGAACTCTTACCGATGAATAAGTAATATGTTGACGCACTTGCTTCTGAGAACGATTCAAAGAATTGTTCAGCATTATGGCGTCTAAAGTTTTCTGTAATAATCGCTGCCATTTTAGTTTTCCATTATTCCTTCTTTACAAAGTTATTTATTGAGTTCTGCTAGTCGTTGCTGTTTGGCTCTTTCTTCAAGAGTTAATACCAATCCATTATCAAATGCCTGTTTTATAATATCTTCTTTTTTTACAGGTAATTGTTTTTCGTTTCTAATGTGCCAATCTGTAGCAATCTTTATAATTTTTGATTGACTTCTATCCACTCTGCTTGTTACAAAGTTAGTGAATAGTTCCTCTGGGGATATCATATCAACCAATAAACTATTATAATCTACATCACTCAATTCAATTACAAATTTTTTCATTATTAACCTATCAAGAATCCACTGAATATCGCATTAGTGATATCTGTTGTTGGGTTCTCATACACACCACATTGAACATAATCTCCAGCAGTTAAAGTTATTACCATTGCAATACTAGTCACTTGTGGTAAGTGGACATCGCCGGAAACAGCGGCAGCAGTCGATTCCATATCTTGATACAACCCTCTTTGAAGAGAACCGTTTTTGAAAAGAGCAACTTGGTTATTATTCTGTTCAGACCCATCACCAGCATCAATAGTCATATGTGCTGAAAAGTAATAGTTACCATCTACTGGAGCAGTGAATCTTCCATTATTAGCATTGAAGTCACCATTAGAATCTACATCTTGAGTCCATGAGGATGTGTTAGTGCTTTCACCGAATAGAATAACATCACCAGAATTGGTGTTTGCATTGTTAAGGAAGGCATTTTCAACATAACCAGTGAAACAAGGTTGTTTCGGTGCTTGAACGATACCAGTTCCACTAACAGACCAAAGTTTAGTCCAAGTTTCACTACCTGTCCCTGTGGTTGCATCTGCCGTTCCATTATCAGTAACACTGAATAGAAGGGCAGGTTCTGCATCTAGACTGTTTGACGCTTTATCGTTTATAACTATTGCTTGGTTAGTTGTTCCCTGTTCATTGGTGAAAACTGTTGCATAATTTATGTCTTCAACACCATATGCGTCTGTAGAACCATCACCAACATTAGTTTGTATTCTTAGGTTTCTTGCGGTATCGGAGTTATCCCAACCAACCCAAACATCAGTTCCCTGAGCAATCTTCACAGTATCCGATACATTCAGAGTATCAACATTAGTAGAACCAACTACAGTAAGATTTCCAGCAATCGTAGGATTGTCTTCAATCTTTGCACCAGTTACAGCATCATCAGAAATCTTTACTGTTGTAACCGCACTATCTTGAATTTCAGATACGGTTACCGAGTTTGCTGCCAAGTCTTCAGCAACGATAACATCAGTTCCTATTGAAGCACTTCCTATTTTATCAATTGCCATTTTTAATTATCCTTATGCGATTACTGGTGAACCGTAACCATTGCCTGCCATTGCCCATCCATTGGAACCTGTCCAAATCAATTGAACCATGTCACCAACATCGGCAAGAGTAATAGTAGAACCGTTTAGAAATTGAGCTGGAGTAATAGTAACATCACCACCACCGTCAGTTACTAGAATAATACTAGTCATTTGACCAATTGCACTTCCTTCGGCAAGTGTTGCTGCCTCAGCAGATGCACTTGACTCTACTAGGTTAAATCCAGAACTTGCAGAAAGAACAATAGTTGCAGACCCATCACCAGTGAAAGTAGATTCACTTGCAATAAATTGTGCATCAACTGTAGCAAATGTTGCTGTTCCGCCACCAGTAATTGTTGGAGCAGTTAATGATTTATTTTCTAGAGTTTGAGAATCTAGAGTTCCTACCAATTCTTGGTCAGCACCAGCAGGAAGTGTTAATACATTTGTTACTGCCGCACTGTGTGGTTGTGGTTTAATTGTTTGTCCATGTGAGTTTGCATGACAGTTTAGAACAATTTGTCCTTCAACTGCTGAGCCATCACCACGAACTTCAACAATATTAGTTGCTGGGGTAATCTGTAAATTACCAGATGCTGTTGAAACATTACCGATTAGGTTACCAGTTACATCACCAGTTACATTACCAGTTACATTACCAGTTAGACCACCTGTTACATCTCCAGTGACCGCACCAGTTACATCTCCACTTACATTACCAGTAAGATTGCCAGTAACATCACCAGTTACATCTCCAGTTACGTCACCAGTTACATTACCAGTAAGATTACCAGTAACATCACCAGTTAGTGTGCCTGAAATTGTTTTATTAGTTATTGTCTGAGTTGCGTCCACTAGAACAACATCGTCAGAAGTTAGAGTAGAACCATCACCAAGCTTGGTGTATACTTCTACGAAATTGGCGTTAATTTTGCCTGCGCCGGTGCGAAGGTCATCGCCTGTGCCGTCATTCGCAGAGCTTCCACGCCCGATTGATTGATATGCCATTTTTGGTTCTCCTTAGAGTTTATTATCTTATCTTAGTTATTTATAACACCTATCAAGTGTCTCTATCAAAAGTTACATTATTTTTGTCGAAATTTTGGTCTAATATACCGAACCCAACTCTTGTTGTATTAGATTCTGAATTATCCCAATTTTCCATATTTACACTGTCAAGTGTAACACCATAATCGGTATCACTAAACAGTGGTTTAGTTACAGTTCCATCTGGAGCTGCATCAAACCTTGTTCCATCACCATCAAAGGTGCCTGAGGTAAGGTTGACCGTATCCCACGTTTGAATCCAATCCTCTTCATTACCAGATGCAATATCAAAAGTAAGAGAGGTGTTATCAAGTAGAATATTGTTTTCATCAAATGACTCTGCATGTAAACCTTCTGTGTCTGGTTTCAAGTCAGCCTTATCAAAAGTAGTGTTTGAATCAAAGGTAACAGATGTGTTATCAAAGTCACCAATACCAAATTCGGCTTCATCGAACTTGTTGAAACCATCAGAGAATTTCATGAAGTCATTGTCAAAAGTATTATAACGACCACCACGAGAAATTATAATCTCAGAAGGGGGCATTACATTAATTTTAGTTCTAAATGCTGTAGATGGAATAGAACCGTCTGCAAGAGATACATCTCTAATGTTCAGATAACCCCATTGTGCAATACTATATTGGTCACGAGATAAGTTTGAACTGATTGTTGGTATTCTACCGCCAGGGTCTACTGCAAAGGCAGAGGGGTTGGAATCATATACTGGACTCACAGTAAATGCATACTTTACAAAATTTTCTAGGGTAGGCCCAAGATTAAAAGATGTGTTTCCTCTATCAATATCCAAACGGACATCTACTTCACTTGTTACTGTGACATCCCTTTCTCCAGCATTCAAGTCAGAAGAAAGTGGAACACCGACTTTAGCATTAACACTTTTTGTCGAGTCATCTGCCGTTCCTATTCTTCTACCAAATACTGTAGTGAATAGATTAGTAAATGTAGATGCAAGTTCTGGTGAGAATGTTGTGTCATCGAAACCAGATACCGTTCCAGCAGCAGGAACTTGTATGGTTGCAGAAACTTGAGATGCAAATGATACTTCACCAAATACGTTCCAACCAGCTGGGTGAACAGACCTACGAATAGAATCACGCCATCTATTGATAGACTCACCAATACGAACAACATAAGAATAATCTTGGTAATAGTAGGAGTCTTGTATCTTCATCGCCTCTTCAGAAATCTTACCTCTGTCTGAGATATAATTTCCTACTGTCTCACCAACAGTTCCTACAGAAGAAGTTGCGGTTGCGAAATCTGATTGATACACTGTTGCAGATGCTCCAGTGATTGTTTCAATTAAATCATCTCTACTGAATGTTACTGAAGTTTTAAGTTGAAGAATGTGAGTGTCTACATCAAAGTTTACTACGACACCATCATGACTTATAAGTGAATCCCCTGCCGCAAATGTTCCAGAAACATTTTTTACTAGGATACAACGGTTTAGTGTAAAGGTTGGTTCAACAGAATAGTCCAATCCAAAGTTTGTAATAACAACACCTTGAACATTACCGACCATAGGAGTAATATTAGATACAGAATATAATGTTGCCCCCGAACCACTTGTATTATTTGGAGTAGTAACAGTTGGAAGTTTAATGAAACCATTACCTTTATCAATCATCTTAATTTTAGTAATCTCACCAATCTCAGAGGAAACTCCTAAATCAGTAAAGGTTGCTTCTTCTAATATGATTGTGTCACCATTTTCTAATACAAGGTGGTCATGTTCTCCAACGGTCTCTTCTTGTTTTATAAAATTTCTATCTTGGGTAATAACAAAATCACCATCTTCAGTAATGAAGTGGTCTGGCGAAGTAAAGGTTTCTAAATTAACAGAACCCCCAACAACAGCGACTTTCGCACGAACTCCTCTACCCTCAGTATTAATGGTATTAAATACTAGTTCTTCATTTACAGTATAACCAGAACCACCATTCTCAATCATAATCTCATCAATAGAACCAGTTCCAGCACCATCAACACGGGCAGTGGCCTGACCGTTTCCATTACCACCAGTAATATATACTGGGTCGGCAATATTATAATATGCACCACCAGTTGTTACTACAGCACCAGTTACAATACTTTTAACTTGTGCAGAAATTTCTAAGTCACGTTGGGAGTCAGTGGTAGTTACGGTTTCTCCAGATATAAAGGTTCCATTAACTGAGTTTGCATCCAGATTAATCTCTGCAAGAAGTGTCGCACCTTCTCTGAATTTAATTACTGTTCCAATAAGGGCAGTCGCACCAGAGGTTCCACCAGTTAGTCTTTCTCCAATACTGTTTGAAAAGTTTGAAGTTCCATTTTCAACAACACGAATAATTTTATCAGTAGACCATTGACCATCAGATGGACGGAAAATGTTATCTCTTGGATATGCAATTACTGGTTCTTCATTAAAAAGAATTCTGAAGAATAGTTTATGTCCGTCCCTTGTTCCTTTTGCGGTATACAAGTCTTTAATGTTTTTAAGAAGTTTTCTTTTCTCAAGACCCTCTGCAAGAGTATTCGGCAAAGATTCCATAAAAGATTCTTTGAACGTATCTAGAAAATCATAAACAGTATTATCAACATCAGCAAATTCTAAAAGTTGTTGAATGTTCTGAACAGGGTTTGGACGGTAGGATAGAACTGTTGCAACACCACCAGAGGTTTGTCCTCTGACCTGTTCACCAGTTATAAATTTTTGTTGAGAGGTAATGAATAGTCGATTATTGCTATCAAAGTCATCAACCAATACAGTTGCAGTAAAACCAGAAGTTAATCCAATAATAGTTTCACCAGCAACAAACTTACCAACAGAATCTTCTAGAACAATGTTCTCGCCAGTCTCTTCTAGAATATAGTTTTTAGATAGAGTTTCCTCAACTACATAGTTGTTACTTCCAGAAAGGCTTAGTTCGCCTGCCTCAAGAAACTCATAGTAATACTTGAGAAATAAAGAGAATAGTGGATGTTCTTCACGAACAAAGTCTGGTAATTGACTCTCAATGTGTGGGGAGACTTTGTTCTTTAAAGTGTCTGCCATTTAATATTACCTTAATAAGACGATGATGTTGCGTAGTTAGTTCCGGCAGATGAACCACCAGCCTTAATTGTATCATTGCTTCCTGTTATAATTAGGTTGGACAAATCAATTTCTAAAAGTTGGTTACGCACAGATACCACATCATTAGATTCTGGTTTTACAGTTATTGATATAGTTCCATCAGAATTAGATGAACCTGTAACATTCAATGAGGTTATAACAACTTTTCCGTTTGCATAGTCCACGGTTCCAGCGGAATTATCAACAAAGTTTTTTGTTGTTCCACCAGTGATATAATATCTTCTAAGAGTTCCTGTTCCATCGTCTTCAAGATACATCGTCTTAGTATCACCGGCGACAGTAAATCCTGTTGAGGTCACAACCTCAACTCCAAGTGTAGCATCTGTTACTGTTGATGCATTTTCTAAAGGATAATGAATGTTATTATTAAAATTAATTACATACTCAGAAGGTGTATTAAGAATAGGAATAATACTATTTCTCATTCTAACATTAGTTATGCTTGAGAGAATAGAACTATCTGAACTATCAACTAATCTTGATAATTTAGAATATCTGAATACGACATCGAACTTATCCAAATCTTGAGTGTTATAATTAGTAATTGAATTTCTGACAATTGCTTCTAAATCACCAGAAGATTTTGTTGTTGCATTACTATTATATTTAAAAGAAACCCCAAGTATAAGTTTAGTTATATCTGGGTCAATAATGCTTGGACGAACTGATGCAACATTAAATTTATCCATTGCCTTTGCAATAGTATTTTTCTGAGCAACAGTTAGATTAATACCAGAGTTTGTTTTAACTGAAAGAAATACTTGTCCGTATACAGGTGGGTCATTATCCTCACCACCCCAAACTTGAACTGCACGAACATCTGGGTATACCTTTGGAAGAACAAGTTTATAATCTTCAGTAGTTACTGCTCTACCCTGTGATGCGAAATCTAGAGGTGCATTATATTTTATAGATTGAATAGTTTCCGCATCTGCACCACCTTTTGCTTCAATTAGTGTTGCGATATCATAATCTGTTTGTCCACCAATAGTAGTGGCACTAAAACTCTTTGCACCATTTGCCTTGTCACTATTTGTCACAATATATTCTAAACAAATAATGTTTCCGTTAGTTGGTGACTTACCTATTACACCATCACCAAAGTAAACCTCAAATCTTCCATCCTCTACTTCTTGCAAGAAGTAACTATTAGAATTTGCAGTTACCTCTGTAATATCAGTCGCAAGAGTATAAACCTCTGTTGAGTTATTAGTTGATGATGCTTGAACAGAAACCTTTAGTGTTGAAGTATCTGCACGATTGTTTGTTATAAGATATCTCTTCTCTGGTTGTGTTGCATCAACAGTATATTTTGCGTAAACTAATGAACCTTCATAAACTGGAACATTACTAAATCGCAAGATTCCATTAATCGGGGTTTGACTAAAATCTTCATTGGTAATGAAACTATACGCAGTCCCATCCATTTGCGTAGTGAACTTTGTTCCCTTATTCATAGTAAGAGAAGTAAGGTTTGAATTATTAATCACAACGTCCAAATATGCAACTGGGGCTCTAACAGAACGAGGAGTATATCCTAGAGTCTTTGCATGAGAGACAACAGATGACCGTAGGGTTGCAGTATCTAGGAATGATTCGTTCACTGCCATGTTTGCATTCATTGCTAGGTAGTGTGTGTTATACGCCAGCAAATCAATAATAGTTGACAAACCAGAACCTTCAAAGTTATAGTCTGTAAATTCGTTTTGGTTTTTTAGGTATGTTTTTAAGTTGTTCTTAATATCATCAAAGTCCAACTCAGTAACTTGTAGTTTGTTTGCCATCTTATCTTAGTCTCTCTAAAAACAAATTAAGTGATTGTAATTCTGGTGGTGCATTAACAATATAAAATTCGATGACCACTTCATATGCATTTCTGTCAATATCTCCTAGACATATAACATTTGCCAAATCAACTCTTGGTTCAAAGTTTGTAATACAATCCTCCACATGTCGTGCAAGTAGATTTGCTACCATAGGAGATACTGGTTCAAAAAGTGCTTCTCTGATATCAGAACCAATCTCTGGATGAAAAGGTCTTTCATAGTGATTAGTATTGATTAGATTTCTTACACTTCTTTTAATAGCATCTGCATCAGACAGCTTAGCAATATCTCCAGTAACAGGGTGTTTTGTGAATGTTAAACTCACATCCCTGTATATGCGTGTGCTTCTACTGGATTCATTTGTTCCAGTTGCGTCACTAAATGCTGTTGGATTTACTGCCATCTATATTCTCCTCATTCTATTTATAAGGTTATTCGGGAAGTTGAACCTTTCCTTCACGAATTAACTTCTCACGATTTGCGAGATGTTTCAAATGAATCTCTTCTTTAGAACCACCAAAGTATGCAACTGCATGTCCAGATTCTACCAACATATCAGTTAATCTTTTCCCATCAATAATGAAGTCACCAAGAACTCTTCCAAACTTTCCCTTTGCGTCTTCACCCTTTTTATCAATTTCTGTTTTAAGAACATGCATAGAACCTATAGGAAGATTATCCTTAACAAACTGTTTACTTGCTAGTCCGAAGGCCTTCTCTACTAAATCTCTGGTTCTAGATTCTGGAGTATCAATCCCCATCATTCGAACTCTTTCTCTATGCATCCAAATACCAAAACCCAAATCAATATCAATGTCAACAGTATCACCATCGACCACTCTTAATATTTTACATCTATACTCATACATTTTTTATTCTCTCCATTTATCCAACTGATACATTACCACTACCACCTGTCATCGCACCACCATCTGCACTGTCACCAACTCTACCAACTGCGATTCCATTAATAGATACAGTTGATGAACCAGCATTCAATGCGGCTGTGTGGTCAGCACAAGAAGGGGTTGGTGGAAATGGATGGGCAACTGTTTCTGCACCCACCACAATTATATTTATTCCGTTTGCCTTAACTGTTCCATCAGTATTCGAAGTGTCAATGGTTGTCTCATCAACACATTCATGTCCTGTTGTTAAAGCATCTCCCTCTCTAGAAACTGCTGGCATTATGCTAATTGGTAGAAGTTACCAATCTCCTTGTAACGAGTATGGTTCCACATTGTGAATATCATTCCTCTATTTGTCGTATCGGTTAATGATAGATGAATCCAAGGTAGACCAGAACCAGTGTTTTTGTATTCTAGAATCAATTGGTCATGAGGAACATTCTCACGAATCCAAGATGCAATATCAATATAACTGTTCTTAGATACGCCAGGGAATTGCATATCCGCAGCTTGACCAATGTTATGTTGTGAACCAGTTTGTTTACCTCTATATGCATTCGTAACAATCATAGTAGGGTATTCATCTCTAATTAAGTCAAGAGCATTGTTTGCAAGGACTGAAAGATTATCAATAATCTCTTGTTGCGTAAGACCTTTATTCCCACCCTTTGCAATTCTTGTTTTCGCAACAATAGAACTTGCAGAGAGTTGTCCCAAAGTAAAGTGTTTCGAAAGTTTCAATCTATAGTTTACACCACCAATCATATCACCAGCATCATCATAGTTGGTTGGGTCTGTTGGGTTAGGTGACACAGAAGTATTCCCTGCCTCTGGTGCAGAGATATATGGATTGTCTTCAACCTCACCGTGGTCACCACCATCTGTATCTGGTATTCTAGGTTGTGCAGTTACAGAACGAGTTGCATTAGTAAGAGTGTATGTTCCTTCTAGTGCGTTGAATGAATAGTCAGAGAATGATGTAGGAGTAATTTGTCCAGAAGTTACTGCTGCACGAACCTCATCTATACTTAATGGTTCATCATCATTTGCATGAAACTCATCATCATCCTTCAATGGGACAAAAGGTTTTGGTTCTATCACTTCTGCTTCTTTAGGTGCTTCGGCAGTAGTTGCAAATCCATCAGTGTCAAGTTCATCCACTTCAACACTCCAAGGTTTGATACCAGTATCCAAATCACCACTGTCAACATAAGACATAGCAGGAGCAATACCAACTGCGGCAGGTTGAGGAGTTACTGCTGGAACTATTGCGGTAATCTCTACGGCAGTCCTTCCGTTAGTATTCAAATCAATCGTTTCACCATCAAGGTTCATTGCACCACTTGAACCAATTTTCAGTGTTGCGTTAGAATCCATAACCATTGCACCAGTAGATGCAAGAGTATATGTTCCTTCTGTAATAAAGGAAGAGTTACCAGTAATCTGTGTTGCAAAAGTTCCATCCACAGACAGTCCATAGTTACCATCTACAATAGTATCAATATTACCTAATACAGATGTTGCAAGATTACTTGCAGTTGTGATACGCATATCTTCATCTGATTGAACTAACATCTTTCCAACAGATATTTGTGAGTAGGTTGTTTGTGCAGTTTGTTCTATAGATTCATTTGCAAACATACGAATGTTCTTGCCTGCATGGAAATCAATATTCTTTGCGACATTAAACTTTAGATTCTCATCTACTTGTGCATTCATATCCCCACGAACATATAGATTAGTATCACCATCAACGAATACATTTACATTACCACGAACACGAACTTGTTTGTTGCCATGAACAATCTCATATCCATTACCAACAATTTTAGAAACTCTACTACCGTCTGGATGAATCTCATAAAAGGTTCCGCTTCTATGATACTCATGAATTCTTTCTTTGCCTGGCGTATCATCAAACTCTTTAATGTGACCAGATTCAGTTTCCTTTACATGGTTGTAAGGATACTGGGCACCAAAGTCAGTCTTAGGTTCTCCAGTTAAATCATCAACACTCTCACGTTTCTTTTGAACGACAGGATGTTGGTTACGCAAATCGTTTGCGGCTAGTCTGTTTGTGTCTGGTTCGTTTACCCTACGAGGATAGTAAGAGTTGGGGTCAGAAAAACCAGATAGGTTATTTGTTTTCGAAACAATTACTTCAATCTCTGCACCTTCTGGTGGGGGAGTATCAAAAATAATTCTTCCAGATTCAATAGTATATGACATTATGCAACTCCCTTCTCTGCTGCAAATTCAGCAAGAGTAATAGAACCGCTTCTTAAATTGGATGGAGGTGTCTTACCAAATGCAGATGGATAGAAGTGTCCGCTATCATTTTCAATTTCATTTACCAAACCAAAAGAAGAGAATGCAGAACGAGCCTTACCTGTATAGTTTGTCACACCTCTGGTTCCATCATCGTAATCACCATTCACATAAATGGTCAAGTCGATTGCAGATGCAAAGTTGTGCCAAGAGTATCCTGGCCTTGCGGCGTATCCACCACGACCAGCATTATAATTGTTTCTAAGTTCTTGTTGTTGTCCTAGTGAACGATATGCATATGAGATGTTGCAATCATAACCGTCTTCACTATTATCTGCGAGAAACTTTTTAACACCGTTTGCAAATCTATCTCTAATCTGTGGTGCAATAGTATTAATCTTGTTTGCAATGTTAGATGCAAAACGAGAAGGAGCAAAGTCCCTTGCAATATAGGAAGTTCCACCAGAGTAATCTGTTTCAGTCAACTCCACATTATTAGGAGATGCGGGCGGAACATTTAATGAAGATTGAACTACACCATTAATTTTTACAAGGACTGTTGTGTCTGTTGTATCAGAGGGTGTGGAAAAGGATGTTGTTGTTCCATCACCTATATGTGTGATAGGAGTTGGAGGAGTGTCGGGAATTCTTTGAGAGGGGTCAAACGTATAAGGAGACTCACCACTAGGAACAGATGTAGGTGGAGAAACGCCAGGCAGGGTTCCCCATACCATAGGTTCTTGCATGAAGTCTGGGTCTCTCCAGAATCCAATAACCCATGTTCCTTCAATAGGCCCTGTAGGTGATGAACCAATACCACCAGTAGACGCACTATTTGTAGGTTGAACACAGAATGCCCATGGTAAGTCTAGAGTAGGTAGTTTGATTTTATCTTCTGTATGATATCCGTATACACGAACACGAACTCTACCCAATTGTTTAGGGTCAGCTCTATCTTCTACTACACCGAACCACCAGACGAAACCATCACGGCCTGCGAAAAAGTTTTGTTGCATGAATAAAATAATCCTCTTATTAAGTCTATTTATGCAAAGACCCAAAGAGGATTATTTAATAGGGGTAGAAACCTATACTAGAAGGGAATGGTATCTATTAGGTTAGAACCTTCTTTCCCTGTAATGGTGGTCATCTTTTTTAATATTGCAGTGATTTCATTCTCATTAAGAAATCCCTTAATAGTATCACCTTCTTCAGTAATGCCAGGCAGTTCAACTTGAACATCACCTTTGAATACTGCAATCTCAAACAATCCCTGTTTATTTCCGTATGAAGAATCATTCTTAATAACAGAAATTTCATAGTCATCAAACACCACAAGTGCTTGAATTCCCAAGGGAATATTTGTATTCGTAAATTTTAAATCTTCAAACGTCATGACTCTTACTCCTAATTACACATCATCTTCACTTTTTGGTTACCCACACTATCATAAGAGATAGCAGGCCAACAGGTTCCAATAGAACCCATAACAGACGCACGACTAGTATTAATCTCTACAACTTGTCCTACCTCAACCTTCTTACCAATCGTTTGAGTAACAACCTTATTACTTACCTCTTGTCCAGACATCATAGTCAAAGAGAGTATTCCAGCTAGTAACGTATTGATTTCCATAATATATTTACCTCCGAGTTTTTCCGAGCTTTAAAACGGCTCGCTTTTAGTTTGTATTGTTTTCATAACATATCTCCGAACAACTCCGTTGGTGCGCCCGAGAGGGGTCGAACCTCTAACCTTCTGTTTCGTAGACAGATACTCTATCCATTGAGCTACGGGCGCTCGTTATTCCAAGACCATAACATATATGCGACAACGCATAAACCTATTAAACTAAGAACCATCTGTATATTCCCCAACCATCTACGAGTATGAATGTAGAGTTATGCACAAACATAGGATAGTCTCTGAGTTTAAACCAAAAGTAATAACTTAGAAGAGAGTGTCCAAGTAAAAAAATAAAGAATCCATAACGAGATAACTCCGTATTACTAGAGAGTAACATAGCAGCACACAGAAAAGATAGTGTAGATATCCATTTCAAAGAATCACCCTGTCTCATATAAGTATCACCGTTTTAGTCATAATAAAAAAATCTGTCATATTTTTAGTCCAGTTAAGAGCGAACAAGCCGCTCAGTTTTGAGGGGGGGCTGTTTTGAATCCCTCACAGTTCTAATAGAAACCACTCCCATAAGAACCTACTGAATTTCTTTTATCTACATGAAATAGTTTTCTGTATCTTTATTGCATTTATAGATTATAAAAAGTTTTCCAGCTTTGCCACCCCCCTATTATACCACAGAGTGACTCCCCTGTCAAGGGCTATCAGAACTTTTCTTTTTCTCCGTTAGGCCCTCTCATCTCTAAGATAACATAGGGAACCTTAGTAGACATTGTTACCTTGCCTGCCCAATCACATGCATCATCCCAATTCACAAAGGTCATACTCTCTGTAAGTGTAAGACCCTCTATGATACCAGACAATCCGTATTTCTCATAGGTTACATTAATCATGTGTTATCTGCACTCCATAGTCTATATCATCAAATATCTTATTCAACTCTGCAAGTTTCTCTTTACATTTCATAATAGCGAAACCATTGCCAGGAGTCTTCTTCTTTATTTTTTGTAATGATAACAACATGTTAGAGAAGAACTCATGTTGTTGTTGTAATTGTGTAATATATTCCATCACTCTCTCCTATAGACCAGCACACTTAGCTAACATTGTCAACATAATAAACGTAAAGATACCAAACAGTATTAACCCTCTCATTAGGCAATACCTCTTAGTAACCTCTGCATATCTTTATCAGCAAAGTCACCCTTACTGCACCAGTTACGCATCGCAGAACACTCAGTCTGATTCTCTAGACATTGGTTCATCAAAGGACAAGTATCACAAGGACACTCTCTCTTAGATACACAACCATATACCTCTTCAACCTTTACAGGAGCATCAGGGTCTCTATAACCTTTACCGTTATAACTCTCCATATCCCACCAAATCATTTCCATAATATATCCTCTCTGTTATTAATTAATCTTATCACCCAACCCAACATAGCTAGTATACCACAATGAAACTCTATGTCAAGGGCTTTTTTCACTTTTTTTTAATTATTTTCGAGCCAATACTGCATTTGCATCAAACACAGAGAAGTAGATAGGCATAGGACGCATCTTACCATCCTCATCTTCCTTCTGTTTGTTCTTAGAGAACCGCACTAGCGTAGCACAAGCCTTCAATCCCTTCATCTTCTTACCAGAGACACCTAAGTCCTTAATGGCCTGCTTGAAGGTCACTACAGCGTCTACATCGGCCGCCGCAAGGGTGGCTGCATTGTTACCTGTATACTCATACTTGGTTACATAGTTCATCATAATTAACTCTCCTTTGTTCACTCTATACTTACAGTATACCTGTTTTCATAGCATATGTCAAGGGCAAAAGCCAAAAAAAATAAAAATAATTTAGTTCTTGACAAATAAAAAGCCCTTA